CCAGGATCATTGCTTACTGCTGGTGGTATAGCAACAGCAATGGCAGGTGCGTTCAAGCGCAATGACCCTGCAACATATCTTCCAGTAGTTATTATGGAATTTGCTCAAGGACTGGATCCAAGAGGGCCGAGAGATCGCCATCCGGGCGGTAGCAATTAATTACAGTATTGACATATAGATAAATACATGTTATAAACAAGTAAAGAGAAAATCATGAGTTGGAAAAAACACTTCACAGTATATCAAGGTCAGGGAGATAGTGCGGCTAAACCAAGTAGTTCTAGCCGCTTTCAAAGTTGGCTACCTGAAGTATATAGTGGACAACCTAACCGTGTTGAGCGATATGCACAATACGATCAAATGGACATGGACAGTGAAATTAACGCTGCACTTGACATTATTGCTGAATTTAGTACACAATTTGATGAATCAACAAAACTTCCGTTTAGTTTAAATTATTCAGGAGATGTTACTGAAAGCGAAACAAAAATTCTAGAGCAAACACTGCGACAATGGTGTAACTTACAGGATTGGGATAGACGCATTTTTAAAACATTTCGTAATGCAATTAAATATGGAGATCAATTTTTTGTACGTGATCCAGAAACATGGGAAATGTACTATGTAAATCCAGTAGACGTTAGTAAGATTATTATAAACGAGGCAAAAGGCAAAGAGCCTGAGCAGTATGTTCTTAAAAACTTAGATTTAAACATGCAAAACAAAACAGTAAGTGAGCCTATTAAGCATACTGAAACTTACAGTACTGTTAATAGTACTATGCGTGGTACTGAACGTAATGCACTTGGACTAGGTGGAGATTACAGTAGTTCATTAGGAAATATACAAGAATACAATGTTGATGCAACACACATGGTACACGCCGCATTAACAGAAGGAATGGACAATGACTTCCCATTTGGTGCAAGTATATTAGATTCAATCTTTAAAACATACAAACAAAAAGAATTACTGGAAGATAGTATTATTATCTACCGAGTACAACGTGCACCAGAACGCCGTGTATTTTATGTTGATGTAGGTAATATGCCAGCTAACAAAGCTATGGGTTTTGTTGAGCGTGTTAAAAACGAAATACATCAGAAGCGCATTCCAAGTAAAACTGGTGGCGGTTCAAGTATTATGGATGCAAGTTATAATCCACTTAGTATTATGGAAGACTACTTCTTTGCACAAACTGCTGAAGGCAGAGGTAGTAAGGTTGAAGTGTTACCAGGTGGTGACAACTTGGGTCAAATTGATGACTTGCGTTACTTTACAAACAAAATGCTAAGAGCATTACGTGTGCCTAGCAGTTACTTGCCAACAGGACCAGACGATGGAACAGCAAGTTATGTAGATGGTAGAGTAGGTACAGCGTTTATTCAAGAGTACAGATTTAACCAATACTGTCAGAGATTACAAACTATTATCTCACCAGTATTTGACAATGAATTTAAACTGTTTATGAAGAATAGAGGTCTTAATATTGATAGTAGTATTTTTAATCTTACATTTGTAGAGCCACAGAGCTTTAGTGAATATAAAGAAATTGAAGTACATGCTGCAAGAGCAAACGTATTTGGATCACTTGAAGGTGTTGATTATTTAAGTAGACGATTTATGTTAAGTAAGTATCTTGGTCTTACAGAAGATGAAATACTTGAAAACGAACGTATGTGGATGGAAGAAAATAAATCCGGTACAGGCCCAGCATCTGATAGCGAGCCAGGACTTGGTAGTGTTGGCGTGCGTGGATTTGATATTGATAGTGGTGAAACACCAGATTTAGATAACTTAGAAGATGGCGGTGACATGGGTGGTGATGAATCACCAATTAGCGGTGCTGAAAATGTAACAGCACCAGCAGGGGGAGATGCAAATGCGCAGTAACGAATTTTTAGTTGAGTACTATGATGCAGAAGAAGATGAATATTCAAATCGTAAAATTGATGATGTTAGACGTAGTAGACTAACACTAAAACACATTAATAGACTACGTAAACAGCGTGAAATTCACAAGACAGAACATGCTTCTCGAACACAAAGAGTGCAACAAATATACCGTAGACCATCTGGTCAATAAACAAAATTATTTAAATTAAGGCATAGAAACTTACTTATCTGACTGTTTTAGTCAAAAAGTACAGTTTTTATGCCTTTTTTCTATGGTAAAACGTATTGGTAATAAATAATACTTGTAAACCAGTAATGGCAAGCCTGAATTTTTAAGGAGATATAAAATGAGTAATCACAAAGATTCACTAGTTAAAGTACTCGAATATCTTGTCAATGAAGATCGTGAAAAAGCGTCAGACCTTTTGCATGATGTATTTGTTGAGAAAGCAAAAAATCATTGGGCATCACTTTCAGAGAGTGATGAATCAGTGGAAGAAGATATTCAAGACGAAGACTTAGACGAAACATACGATGTTGAAGAAGGTATCAATAACTACGATGCTGAAGAAGACTTCCTAGGCGATATTGAAACAGCTGAAGACGAAATTGAAGCTGAAGAAGTATACGGCGAAGATGATCATGACGGAGAAATGGACATGGACGGTGAAGAAGAAGCACCAGAAATGGACATGGATATGGACATGGATGCAGATGAAGAAGCTGCAGAACCAGAAGAAGCACTAGCTAATGTAGAAGATGCAATTGCAGAACTACGTGCAGCATTTGCGGACATGATGGACGATGAACCAGCTGACGAACCAGAAATGGAAGAAATGGCTGCTTTTGAATCAGATGACAGTGACGACGACGAAGTTGAAGCAGTTGAAGAAGGCGCAACATTGACAGCAGTCAGTGTGTCACATTCAGCAGGTGACGACGGTGCAAAATCACCAGTTGGCCCAGGCGACAGTTCAATGTCAGATGCCAAGCCAGTTGACATCGCAGGTGGCTCGACAGAAGCAGGTGGCAAAGCGCCAGCAGCTAAAGACATGGGTGTTACAGGTCCACAAGAAGCAGGTTCGCCAAGTGCAGCACCAGCTCCAAAGCGTGAAACAACATCAGACCATGGTCCAGTAAGGGCGATGAAGTAATATGTCGACAGCATTACAAGAGCACCTAACATTTAATCAGGCAAACATTGTCACTGAAGCAGTTGAAGAAGCGAACGGTGGCAAAAGCCTGTACATGAAAGGTATCTTTATTGAAGGCGATGTACGAAACCAAAATAACCGAATATACACTAGAGAAGAAATTCATAATGCTGTTAAGGCAATTACTGAAAAAATCAAAAGTGGGTATTCAGTATTAGGCGAAGCTGATCACCCGGATGATTTAAATATTAATTTAGATCGTGTATCACACATTATCACAGAAATGGATATTGATGGTGCTAACGGTATCGGTAAACTGAAACTACTACCTACTCCAATGGGAAATATATGTAAAACCCTTATTGAGAGTGGGTGTAATCTAGGCGTGTCGAGCAGAGGCAGTGGCAACGTTAACGACGAGGGTGTAGTCAAAGACTTTGAAATCATCACCGTTGATATTGTTGCAAATCCAAGTGCACCAAATGCTTATCCCGATCCAATTTATGAAAGAATTATGAATCATAGACGGGGCAATGTATTGTTGGATGTGGCTTCTGCTGTAAAGCACGACACAAAAGCACAGCGTTATCTACAAGAAGAGGTAACGAATTTTATAGAGAACCTAAGGTATAGGAGAGATTAATATGGCTCACTCAATAGATGAACTATTAAGCTCCGGAGCTCTTTCAGAAGAGGTTAGGTCTTCAATTTCAGAGGCTTGGGAAACTAAGCAATCTGAACTACGTGAAGAAGTTGCATCAGAACTACGTGAAGAATTTGCAGAACGTTATGAAAATGACAAATCGCAAATTGTAGAAGCAATGGATACAATGATTGGTGAAGTTATTGCAAAAGAACTCGAAGAGTTCCAAGCAGACAAAGCTAAAGTAGCTGAAGATCGTGTTGCTTATCGCAAGCACATGTCAGAACATGCAAATGTACTGAATGATTTTGTGATGGAAACGTTACGCAAGGAAATTAATGAATTGCGTGAAGACCGTGAAGCACAGGACAAGAATATGGCACAGTTAGAAGGCTTTGTTCTTGAACAACTTACAAAAGAGCTAAACGAGTTTCATGAAGACAAACGCTCACTAGTTGAAGCAAAAGTCAAAATGATAAAAGAAGGCAAAAATGTCATCGAGCAGACTAAACGCAAGTTTATTGAAACTGCAGCAGTTAAGGTGGAAAACATTCTTGAAAATACTATCAAGACTGAACTTACATCACTTAAAGAAGACATCCAAGTGGCAAAAGAAAACACATTTGGACGTAAGATTTTTGAAACATTTGCTGGAGAGTTTATGGGCAGCTACCTAAATGAAGGTACTGAAGTTGCTAAAATGAACAAAGAAGTAAGCGAGTTAAAAGCAAAACTTGATGAAGCAAAAACAACTGTTGCAAAAAAAGAAGTTCAGCTAACAGAATCAGCACGTAAGATACGTATTGCTGAGGACACAGCAGAGCGCAAGCTAATCATGAATGAAATGATGGCACCGCTTTCAAAACAACATAAAGACATTATGAATGCACTACTTGAGTCTACGAAGACATCAGATTTACAAAATGCATTTAATAAGTATCTTCCTTCAGTATTGAATGAAGAAAAACAAACTAAAAAAACGAAGGTGCTTAGTGAATCCTCGAAAGAGATCACTGGTGGAAAAGCAAAGTTAGCAGA